ACAGGTGCAGGACCTAAACCAAAGATTGCACAATTTTGAAATAAGTGCAACATTTTTATCTTGTCTTAGTGTAATACAAACTACGTCACGATGGCCTTGAACCGTTTGACATATGACTCTTGCGCATACCAAGAAGCGCTCAAGCAGAGCGTGAGCCCAATCTCATACGTTCTCGACCCGATCAAGTATGAGCACTGCCAAAAGTGCCGTATGGAATTGGGAGTTGTTGCTGGAACGGCAGTATCGCATGTAAGTGGAAACTTGGTGGACCTTGAAAACGACCTGCGCAACCAGAACCGGCCCAACACCCACTGCCCTTCTTACAAGTACCTTCCTCCTCAAGGTGATGTCCTACAGGGCAAGGAATACATCAAGCCCGTGCAACATCCGGCAATTGACACCAGGATGAAGCACCTGCTTCCTTGCCAGATGATCAACTATGGCGCTGTCCCTCAAGAACCACCAATGAACCTCTACAAGTGCGGCGCGTAAAGAAAGAATTCCATTGTATGCGTTGCATATAAAGACTTGCCTTATTTTTCTTGATAACGATGCTAGGCTTACGCATCTTTTACAGGTGTGTTTGTGACATATACAACGCAGCTTGCTATGCAGCAACATACTTTCCCCAGACAGTGTTCTTGTACGACAAGCAAAACAAAATTGCATGCGAGTATGGAAAGACGATCAGGTCCTTTATACCACATGTCTTGGTTTCAGGACCTATGATACAAACAATGATGTCGAAGCTATTATCAAGGTTCTGGTACCATGTTCGATTCACGAGGCTCTCTTCTCAATACAGAGACGGCGAGAGGTTGGACCTTGACATTTATCCTGGGAAGCAGAACCTGGGGGCGACGGTTTTTTTCATATGCCACGGTCTTGGAGGGTCCAGTGAGTCGGGTTACTGCCACCAGCTCGCTCATTTTTGTAAAGAAAGAGGGAGTGTTGCGGTAGTCTACAACCGTCGCGGCCACATATCTAAAAACCGCTCGGAATCAAAACCCTTTCCACTCCATTGTGATTATGACGACATGGGAGATGCGGTCAAGTTTTGCAAGTCTTTGTTTCCCAATAGCCGTATTGTAGGAGTGGGCGTCTCCTTGGGAGCGAATCTGTTGCTCAAGTATGTTCAAGAGCACGAGACACACCCATTCACATGCGTGATATCGGTGTGCAACGGCCTTGACGCTCTACAAGGTGCCAAATTACTTGTCAAGGCCGATCCGCTTGTTGACGAGATTGCAGCAGGATACATGAAAGAAATCATGGCATTCAACGTTACTAACGATGCTTTGGAAAAAAAGCTGAAGCTCGTCAAGTCATTCTTGGATGCCGACAAGACCATCATGGAGCATTACTATGGACCAAACTTTGATCAAGAAGCGTATTTGCAGTCAATCAGCTCGGTTCACAATGTTGATAAGATCCATGTTCCTGTTTTGATGATTGCTGCAAGGGACGATCCGTTCATCAAGTCGTTGATGTCACTTTACCAGGACTTGCACAATAAGAACCCGTCGGTGTGTTGCATTGTCACCGATTATGGGGGCCACGTAGGTTGGGTCGATAATATTAGGGGGTCATGGCTGTATGAACGCTGCATAGACTTTGCAAACGTAGTTGAAAAAAATATTGTTTGAATATATTATACACTGATGAGTTTTTCTAGACTGAACTATGATCAAGGAACGTATAAACACAACTTGAAGCAAAGCGTTGGAACTGGTGACTACATGCTCAACACACCCCGTGTTGAATGCCAAGCATGCTTTGCTCCTGATCCCACTTCTCGTATTAGCAAGTACGGTGCCTCTCTTTGCCAAGACAAGCCGCTAGTTGATGTGGACTCGGAGCTGCGGATCATTACTCGCAAGGCGAGCAACTGCCCGACCGAAAAATACCTTCCACAAGCAAAGGATTTTTGCATCACAAAGAACCTCCCTGATTGTCGATCAATCCCTCGCGAAGAAACTCGCCTAAGCAACCCTTCTTGCACCCTTCGCTGCAGTGGTTGGAACAGGTGGGAGTGGTTGTGCCAAAATCCACAAGACAAGGCTCTCATGCCATTTGATTTCAACATTTCAAACAGGATTGTTGTAAAAGATAATCATCGCCCATGTATTCCTAAACCCATCAACCAAGCTGCTGCTCTACCTGCACTGAATGCAAGTGATGACATGGTAGAGTACCAGGTCGAGTACAGGCCAGATTCCCAGATACCAAGCACCCATTGGCGCAAATGTGGTACGTATGCACAGTACATGATGGCACAACCACAATATGCTTGATTTGAATTTTTATTTGTTGTTTTTCTACTTTGTGCGGGGCTTTGAACCCGAAAATCTATCAGCATAATATAAGTAGTCATGATTGAACTGTATGTTGCTATTACCCTCTTGGGCATAGGTTATCTGATGAACAACAACAAGCAGGTGTTGGACAAGTCTCCTGCTCCAAGTGCGCCTAAACGCCGCGAGCTTTCTAGCGGGAACAATGCATACGACAGCACTCGTTACGAACAAGCTAGAAAGCAAGAGTTTGACCGAGTCAATGCGTCTTTCCAAAAGTCGCTCGAAAAGAACCCAAGTGTCATCAACCGCAGTTACAGGAGTTTATTGAGCGGCCAAACAATGGATGCAACCGATTTCACACATACAAACATGGTTCCATGGTTCAGCAAGAAAACTGTGCCAATCAAAGACAATATGAACCACCGTGTATTGGAAGGTTATGGTGCAGTCTACAATCCCGACACCATGCTTTTTCGCAAGCAAGAAACAAAGCCATTGTTTGAGCCTGTGAAAGACATGGGCAGGGATGCCTCAGCTTTTGACATTGAGAGAGAACGCATGCAAAAGCCCATTGTACAAAACAATGCGCTACCTTTTACCCAGATACGTGTAGGTCCAGGGTTGAACCAAGGTTATGGATGCCAGCCCACAGGCGGATTCCAACAGGTGGACCTTAACGATTATGCCATGCCCAAGGACACAGACGAGCTCCGCGTTGCGACAAAGCCCAAGGTAACTTATGAGGGCAGGGTGGTTGATGGACAAAAAGGATCAAACAGGGGACAAATAGGCAGGATGGAAAAGAACCGTGTCGAGACATTCTATGAGAATGATGTCGACAGGTATCTTACTACTACCGGTGCATTCCTCAAAGACAAGGCACGCCCCTTTGTGGATGCCAAGTACACTAATCGTACAGACACGACTGCGGAAACCTATAATGGTCCTGCTTACAAGAAGATTGCGTTCGAAACAAGGAGCAAGGTGCGCGATACCCTTAGGTCCCAGCTCGCGGGTTTTGATGTCTCTGCGCCGTCCCTTGCAAAGACTGGCACCACGACTGCCGACGACTATGGCAAGGCTAGCATCGCGGTATACGCCAACTCTAGGGACATTACAACTACTAAGACGAGGGTGGGTAACTTTACAAGCCTCGTCAAAGCGCTTGTTGCACCGCTCGAAGACATTGTGAAAACAAGCAAGAAAGAGTATACGGTCGACGCTGAGCGCCAATATGGCAACATGAGTGCGCAGATCCCTACCAAGGCGACCGTGCGTGATCCAAATGATGTTGCACGCACAACAATAAAAGAAACAACCATTCACGACAGTGACTTGCTAAACTTCAAGGGAGCTACCCGTGTAGTTGTGTATGATCCTAACCATGTTGCTCGCACCACTATCAAGGAGACGACTGTCCACGATTCTGATATGCTCAATTTCAAAGGCGGAGCATTAAAGAGCGTTGTGTACGATCCTTCGGCAGTTGCAAGGACGACCATCAAGGAGACAAACCTCCATGATGCAGACCGTTTGAACATTCGCCAAACCAAGTTTGCAACATCGGTTTATGATCCCAATGACATTGCAAAAACAACTATCAAGGAAACACTCATACACGATGCTGACATAACAAACATCAAGGGGTTGGGTGTTCCTCGTGGTATTGTTTATGACAAAAAAGAGGTTGCTCCAAAGCCGACGGTCCGCCAAACCTTGGATCTTGTTGACACTACCATCAACATGGCAAACGTGAAGAAAGCAGCAACAGTTTACGATCCAGATGACAAGGCAAGGACTACACATAAAGAAACCCTGGTTGGAGCACAACGTGATGGAAACATCGACGCATTGTCACGCTTCAATGGTGGGTACGAAAACGAGGAGTACGATGCCAAGCCTACCCAAAAAGAGTTTTATTCGGACAATGACTACTATGGTGGTGCAAAACAGGACATTGGGGAAGGGTACACTGTGGCAAATGTGGAGGCAAAAACAACACAAAAGGAATTCTTGTCCGACAATGACTATTACGGAGTGGCTGCTGAGCAGGGTGCGCAAAAGCAAATGTCTTATGAAGATGCGTACAATGCATGCATGAACGATATGAGGGAAGGCACGCTTGTGAGGAGAGAGCCTACGCAGACGAGCGTCAAACTGACAAGCGGCAGCGAGGCTGTCATGATGCAAAGCAAAAAGATAGAATGCGCCAATGTTAATGAGCGCCACAGCCAAAACGCGGATCGTGTGATCAATGAAATATCCCACGTCATTCCAGAATCTTTGACCCGGCAAAGGCAAGAATATGAGGTTGATGATAGGCTCGATATTGACCTCCTCAAGGCGTTCAAAGAAAATCCATACACCAAGCCATTGGACAGCTTTGCGTAATTTGCTATTGTAAATAATATTAGCCGAGTGTAATAAGGATGGAGGACATGAACCTTTTGATAACAAAGCGCCATGAGTACATTTCCGATGTCATTGCAAACACACGCGACAGATTTGTTGCTGGCATAAGACAGGTTTATGTAGACGCACAAAAGGTGAACCGATCCCGTAGGTTCTTGCTTAGGGACTTTCAAAACATGCTAAGCATGATACCAACCTGGACGGACGAAAAGCAAGCGAGTGAGCTAAAGCGTTTTTGTGACGTTGTCCACCAGCTCACAAGGATGGTTTATAATGTACATGTTTGCAACATCAAGATGTTTGCACCTAAAAGGCTTGATGCACATGCCATTGCATTGCCCCCTTTTGAAGGTTATCCCATTAACAAGTTTATTCAAGATTGCTATGTGGCAATCGCGCGAGAGGTTTGGAAGAAGCCACAGCTGTTTTATGACAAGGTTGAAAAGGCGGAATACAATAAAAACATGAAGGACGTTGAAAAGATTGTAGTAGGGTGCATCAAGTTGGTATTGCGTGGGCTGTTGCCACTTGATCAGTATATCGAAGAGGTTGACATGGTTGAAATCGCAGATAACATAGACAATGCTTATGACAATGCACATGTGGAACATGCAGATGCAAATGGCGATGATGAAGGGGTGTGTACATCATTTGTAGCACATCAAGCAATTGTTGAAGCTATCAAGGACAAGCCTGAACAAGAAGAAGAACTAGTTGTAGCAGCGTGCGATTCCGACCATGAAGATGACCAAGATAACGATGACGATGTGAAAGAACCCCAAAAGGACACTGTTTCATTACATGTACCATCATCATCATCATCGTCATCTTCATGCTCTTCATCATCTTCATCTTCAGAATCGTCTGACTCTGACTCTGATTCAGACTCCGACACCTTAGATAGTGATGACGATAGTGATGATGATAGCAGTGATTCATCGTCATTGTCATCACCGTCATTGTCTTCTCATAAGAAAGTGATATATGTCAACACAGATGATGAAGAAAAAGAGCCCAAGCCAGTCGCAAAGAGACCAACTGGAACAGCCTTGGAAAAGTACAACAAGTATGCCAAGCTAGACAATCTTGCGTACATGTTGATGAACAGACATGCACAACGAGTACAGAGCAACAAGGAGGCCAAGTTTTTCTAAACCATTAGTTTGTTTAGCTGTTAAAAAATATCCACGTGAATAAAACCACAAATGCTCCTGATTAAAAATGAGCTTGTATCTGCAGGTATTGTTTCACTCTTGGTAAGCGTTCTTGTTTGGATGCACGTTCCTCGCCAATCTGTTGTGAATAACAAGCAAGTGTCAAGCACCAACCTAGTCATAAAATCCTTCATTGTTTCATTCATTGCATCTTATGCGGTTTTTTACTTTTTGGGAGATACAGGATCTGATGATGTTCTTGAAAATGTTATCCAAGGCGAGCCCAATTTTTAGTCGTGGTAATTAGTAGACAAATGACCCTACTCCAACAATCGGTTGCGGTAGCACCTGCAACACCCATGATTAGTAGACAAATGATTGTTTTCTTAGGTGCGCTTGTGATTAGCCTTGTCCTCACATTTTATGACGAGTTTGATATAACAAGGACCCGCGCTTTTCTTGTCGTACCAGTTGTCCTATTTGCAACCAGCCTCTTTCTAATATATGAAACTCCGGGGTTTACAGTGCTCATGTTTTTCATGCTCTTGCTTGCGTTGCGTAAAGAGTACACGAAAAATAATGCTGCTGAATGATAATACTAGAAATGCAACTTCAGCTCAAAAAGTTTGACATAACGAGCATCACGGATGATTCAGTTGTAGTGTTTATTGGAAAGCGCAGGACTGGCAAGTCCTTCCTTGTTCGTGACCTGTTGTATCATCATCGCGATATTCCTATTGGTACACTCATATCTGCAACGGAAGCAGCAAACAAGTACTATAGTGACATGATCCCTAGCCTGTTTATTCACGATGAGTACACTCCAGAAATTATAGACAATGTCGTTAAGCGTCAAAAGCTCATTATTAAGAAAATCAACAAGGAAGTCGACAAGCATGGTCATTCAAAGATTGATCCTCGTGCATTCTTGATTTTGGATGATTGTCTTTTCAACAATAGCTGGGTACGTGATAAAAACATCATCAGCATCCTTTTAAATGGCCGCCACTACAAGATGATGTTCATGATTACTATGCAATATCCTTTAGGTATTCCCCCGTCTCTACGCACAAACCTTGATTATGTGTTCATTTTGCGAGAAAACAACATGTCCAACCGGCGGCGCATTTATGAAAACTATTCGGGTATGATACCATCGTGGGAGCTTTTTAATGACATCATGAATCAGTGCACCGAGAATTATGAGTGTTTGGTGCTAAAAGTAAATGCACAATCTAACAAGTTGGAAGACCAGATCTTTTGGTACAAGGCAGAGGCGCATGACAACTTCAAGATCGGAGCAAAAGAGTTCTGGGCTATCCACAACAACAACATCAATCAAAGTGATGACGACGAAGACACGTTGTTTGATGTTAGACAGGTGAAGCGCAAGGGGCCATCTGTCAATATCAAAAAAGTACTTAAATAATCATCATGCCTTTGCTTTTCCATTTGATGTCACCTTTCCCTTGTCCTTACTCTTCTTTGATGTAGTGGACTTTTTAGCTGCCTCTTTGATTGCCAGCTTTTCCATTTCCATTTGCAAGAGCAGCTGCTCCGCCTTTTTCTTTGGAAACACACCGTGCTCCAAGCACCATGTGATTGCCATTTTGCTGTCTGACCGCTGCTTTAATAGAGTCGTGTAAAAGATGTACAAGCCGTTGTTTTTAGGCGGTGTCTCTTTCTTTTGACCAGGGATTGGGAAGGTTTTGGTGGTCTTGACCATTTTACAGTACGTTCATACTTTATACCGCTGTTTAATATTGCCATCAATTTTTAGCGTCCCGTTTGAGAACGTCAAGCCCTGATCCAACCATCTGATCGAACCATGGTGATGCATGGTTCCACATATCTCCCAATTTAGTGGTAACTTCTGCATGGCCCGATAGTTGCTCTTCATAGTATGAACGGGGCACAAACCTGTACTCAATCTTGGTTTTGTTTTCCACAGCTGACAGCTTTTGTTCATAAATGCCGTTGAGTATCATAAACAAGCCCACAAAAATCAGCAACAATATGATTGGTTTAAACATGCTGCTTTACTACTATCCATCAAGATTAATTTGCTGAAGAACTAGCGTCTTTGCGCTCCATCCACGGATCCTTTTTCTCTAGGGCGTCTGCATCAGACGATGCTGATGATTCTGCTTCTCCTGCAGCTGCCGCCTTTTCAGGATGCATGGTTACCTTGTTGACCATGTCGTTCTTACGAAGGCGGTATAGTTCATCCTTTAGCTCTTGTCCTTCTTGATACTTCTTCATGAGGGTGTTGAGTTGTGTCTCTGCAAATTCTTGATCTTTGATCTCATCTGGATAAGGGGACCATGGGCACCAGCATCCTACTTCTGCTACGTACACATGGAATGCCTTGTCAAACGACTTGATCTTGCTAGCGCGTCCCGTTGCTTCCGCAAGGGTGTCATAAACGCCACGCACCTTGATCCCGCGCATTGTGGTTTGGAAGTTGTTCATTTGAAGATACTCTTCTTCGAGCTTGGAGATGTTCGACCGCTTGAAGAACTCGTACTCGTTGTCTAGGGAGTCGACATTAAAAATATAGTCGTAACGCTCTTTAAGCGACTTGATCATGTCTTGAATCACGGGGTCATCTTTGAACTTTTGGCTAGTGTTTTCAAAAAACTCACCCACGTCCGTTGAAAATGCGCCTAGAAACTTGTTGAAAAAAAACACGTCTTTCTTGCGGATCACGTCTTCTGGGGACAAGAAGGAAAGGCATACATACTTTTGCCCCCTAATTTCTGGATCCTGCTCAAGATAGTCGCG